TCAAGCGGTTCTTATCAGATCACACCAAAGATTGAGGTTGATTTTGAAAAGTTCGTAGGCGGCGGTTTTGCAAAAACGCTTAGGGATGAAGAAAAGCAAGAACATGTGTACTATTTGGCTTATCTGTGTCTAAAGAGTAATGGACAAACAGTTAAACCATTTGAGGGTGGTTTTCTAGATACCTTGAGTCTTGTCGAGTTGGAGTTAGACGACCCAAATGGCTAACGCGGGAATCTCGCACCTATGAGGTCGCCGCTCTCGCAATAGCAACAAACTCATCGCCTAATGAGATTATGGCGTTGGATTATTGGATGTACAAGGCACTTAAAGCGGTACTAGAGGAAAGGCACAAGGCAAACACTAATGCAGCCCGAAGTGCTAAAACTATACGGCGTTAAGACCATGGAACAAGGTTTAAGGGATTTCGCTCCTCACATCTATAAGAAAATGAACATAGCAATCACAAAGGCTGCACAAGAAGTTGCTGACGATGCTAAAAGTTTTATTCCGGCTGAACCACCAAGCGGATTAAGCAACTGGATGCGGATGATAAATCCAACTGCTAAAACAAAACAAGAAATGATTTTTGGCGTACGCACCTTTCCACTTTATGATGCTGCCAATATGAAGAAGAACATCAAAATCAGAAAACGCGCCGGTAAAATAAAAGCCAATGGATTTGCACAAGTAGTCCAAATCACAAACAAATCATCTGCTGCAGCAAGCATATTTGAAAAAGCGGGGGTAGTGGTTTTTAGTCCACGCCCTAATAGAAGTCGCAACCCCATGGCACAATACGATTTCAAACAAGCCATGCAAAATTATGATTCTATTAGTAGGGGTCGCGGTCGAGCAATTATTAAAGCCGGTCGAAAAGACGCGGGCAAAACTCGTGCGATAATTGCCGGTGTGCAACGAAATGCAGATTTAGAATTGCAAAAGTATTTCAATCAAAGTAATTTTGGATTGGTAGCATAATGGCAGCATTTACAATATCTGGTATTTGGAATGGCGCAAAAGCGGTAAACACAGCCCTTAAAGAATTTAAGAGATTAGATAAAGGTGCAAGTTTTTTTGCTAAAAACATTAAGTACGCTTATGCCACTGCCACTATAGCCGCGACCTATTATGCTAAAAAATTAGCCGTTGACTCAGTACATGCAGCCTTAGCCGATGCCAAGAGCCAACGAGTCTTAGCCCAAACCCTTAAATCAACAACGAATGCAAGCGATGCACAAGTTATTGCAACAGAAGCATCTATAAAAAGTTTAAGTCATAAATTTGGCATTGTAGATGAAAAACTTAGACCTGCATTAACTTCTTTAGCCTTAGCCTCCAAAAGTGCAGCGCGAGCATCAAGTGATCTTGCACTTGCAATGGATATTAGCGCGGCTCGTGGAGTAGATTTAGAAACTGCTACAAGAGCAATTACGGCTGCATATCGTGGCAATTTTGGAGCCTTAAACAAACTAGGGGCAGGTATTACCAAGGCTGATATTAAAGCCGGTGATTTAGATAAAACATTTGGCAAGGTCAGAACTACTTTTGCGGGGTTTGCAGCAAATGAAGCAAACTCATTAGAAAATCAATTTAAGAAGTTAAATGTAGCAGCCGATGACGCTAAAAAAATTATTGGTGTTGGAATTTTAGATGCTATAAATGAAGTCATTGGTAAACAAGGCGATATGAGCAGTTTAACAAAACAATTTGAATCAATAGCATTTACAATTGGCGACATAATTAGATCCATAGGCATTGCATTTACTAAATTAAAACAAGATCCTGTTTTCAAATTTCTTTTGGGAATTCAACAAAAGATTGCTGGAGTGGGTTTAGCAATTTACAGGTATGCAGCAGCAGAAGGTAAAGCGCAACGCGAAAATCTAGCAATTCTTAAATCCAAATCTGCTCAAATTATCAGTGCGCGAAATGCTGAATTCATGGCACTTAAAAAAATTAAAGAAATGGATAAACCGGCGGCTGATGATAACCGTACTGAATTGCAACGAATTGCAGATGCCATGGCTGCAAAGGCTGGATTCAAAGTAGCAGAGGATCTTGATTCACTTAATAAAATTGCAGCCGCTAATAGACTAGCAGAAAATAGAAATTATCAATTTGAATACATAAATTCATTACAAGATCAAGTTGCAGAATTTGGCAAATCAGAAGCCGCTAAAGTTGCCCTTGCCAAAAAAGGTATTGCTGAAATTGAAGCAATGTTGGCTGCACTTGGGACAAAAGCGAGCAATGGATTTGACATTAACTTTTACATGAAAGTATTTGGTGCTGGTCAGGGGCAAACACAAACCCCTGTTGGTACAAGTGTTCCTCCAATTCCGACACCTACTATTGCCGATGTTGTTCCAATGCCGGTAGCCGCTCCTATATCAAGTGGTAATTTTGATTACTTAGGCGTAGGTGCAGCAGGTGGTACGGCAATCAATCTTACAATTAATAATGCTGGGTCAGTAATAGCAGAACAAGATTTGCAAAATGCAATTCTTGAAGGTATTCAACGCGTTCAGTATTATGGAGCAAACCCAATCTTAACTAATGGTGGCAGGTAATGGCATTAGCACCAACGCTAGTTGCCACGATTGTATTAAGTAACGGGGCAAGTTTTGCGCCACCATTTCAAATAGGAAACCCTTTAACACCATTAGGTGTAGGTGTCTTGGCTGATTCGGCAAGTTTCCAATCTATTGATGTTTCAACTCAAGTAATGAAAGCATCTATTCGCAGGGCTTACAATCGTTTGAGCGATTCATTTCAAGGTGGTCGCGCTGCTATTGTTATTGCCGATGCAAATGCAGACTTTTCGCCTACTAACACTGCCAGCCCGTATTATCCAAATGTTTTACCTATGCGTAAAATTCAACTAAGCGCAACTTACAATGGCAATAGTTATTACTTAGGAAGTTTTTACATCCAAGCATGGAAGTACACATCTCCTAAAGATGGAGAAATTGGTTATGTTTCACTAGATTGTGTTGATGGATTTCAGTTACTTAATTTAACTTCAGTAGGAACAATTGCAGATAGTGGCGTTCAACTAAGTGGAACTAGAATAAATAAAATTTTGGATGCAGCGGCGTTTCCAACATCCATGCGTAACATTGATGGGGGCGATAGTTCAATGCAAGCCGATCCTGCTACAGCCAACCGATCAGCCCTAAGTGCATGTCAACTCATAGAGCAATCTGAACTTGGTGCATTTTATTTTGATCAATATGGATTTGCTAGATTCATTTCAAGAAGTAATAGTGTAAAAGCCCAAGCAGTCGTTGCCACAAAATTTGCAGATGACGGCAGTGGGATCACCTACGACCAAGTTACCTATGATTTTAGTGATACAGGTTTAATTAACTCAGCCGTAATTACACGAAATGGTGGAAGTGCGCAGTCAGATAGCGATGCTACAAGTATTGCTAACTACTTTCAACATAACAGAACTCGTACCGGCTTAATGATGATTACAGATACAGAAGCCCTATCAATGGCTTCATCAATTGTTGCTAGTCGAGCAGATACAGCAATTAGAGTTGAGTCAGTAACTATTAACACAGGCGATCCAACCGATCCAATTCGTGTTGTTGCAGGACTAGAGTTAGATTATTTTGATCCCATAACCGTGCAACAGACTCAAGCCGGTGGATCATCTATTTCAAACACCTTGGTAATTCAAGGCGTAAGTTACGACATCTCACCAAACAAATGGACTACTACCTTCATTGTCGCTGATCCCTACGCAACAGGATTTGTCATAGGATCGGCTACAATGGGAGTCTTAGGTTCATCCTATTTAGGATATTAGAAAGAGGTAATCACCATCGCTACCGGATTCCCGTTCTCCACTGGAGATATTTTGACTGCAGCAGCAGCCAATGGCTTGGTAAGTTATACCCTGAACGCTCAAAGTGGAGCCTCATATACTCTTGCAAGCACTGATCAATATCAAGTGTTAGTAACTACAACTAATGCTTCAACTAAAACTGTAAGCATTCCAACGGATGCAACCTACGCATTTCCTAATGGTACTGCGGTAACTATTCTAAATCTCGGAGCAGGGCTTTTAACAATTAATGCTGTAACTTCTGGAACCACTACAGTTACAAGTGGGGGTGCAGTTAGTGCAAGCCCTACAGTGGCACAATTTAAAGCAGCCGTTTGTTTAAAAACTGGAACAAATGCTTGGACTATTGTGGGGGCAGTTGCATAATGATTGGCAATATAACCGCAGGGGTTATGGATGTAAAAGCCGCACCGCCTGCACCTTCTACAATTGAGATATTGCTAATTGCAGGTGGCGGTGGCGGTGGCGGTAAGGGCGGCGGCAACGGCGGCGGCGGCGGCGGTGCAGGTGGATACCGTACAGATAGTGCGCTTGCCGTAACAGGTGGAACTTCTTATGCGGTTACTATTGGCGCAGGTGGTACTGGTGGCGTAACTGCTCACTCAACTAACGGCGGCAATTCATCCTTAGCAAGTTTATTGGTATCAACCGGCGGTGGCGGTGGCGGCGGTGCATATCCGACCAATGATGGTATAGGCAATGCTGGTGGTTCAGGCGGCGGCGGTAGTCAGGGCAATTTTGCAGGCGGTGCGGCTTCACCATCTGGTCAAGGCAACGCTGGCGGAGCAGGTGAAACTTCTGGAGGTAACTATCGTGGAGGCGGAGGCGGCGGCGCAAGTGCGGCAGGTGCGACGGGACTGGCAAGTGGCAACGGTGGAGCAGGTAAGGAGACAACGACTACCG